CATATAATTTATCAGGTACACTTGTTAAAAATGAGTTTCTAAATTTAGATAAGAAACCTGATATAGTTTTATCTACATCAGCGTAATCTAAAAGTTGTTGAATATTTTGAACTGGGTTTGCTCTGTACTTACCTATAGTTGCCTCAGCACCTGAAGACGAACCTGTTATTAATTCACCTTCTATAAATTTGTTTTGATGAGCAACAAACAAACGACCACCACCATCAACGTCTTCTATTATTACTGTTGTCGTTGCACCAGATGTAGAACCTGTAATTGTTTCACCATTTATAAAATCACCATAACTTGTATCTTCTAAAAGAATATTATCGTCACCATCATCTTTACTTACGTTTGTACCATTAAGTACAATCTTTGCAGCTGTAGTGCCTTCTAATACTAGATGATCTGGATCGCCAATGTTTGTTAATGTGATCTCAGCTGATTCCATCAACTGATAATATGCTTTTACAAAGTCTAAAAATAGTGGGTGGTCTTCAAGTACAAAATCAGGTACTTGTGAATTTATAAGATTTGATATTTTATCTTTAAAGTTGGCCATTTCATTTAATAACTACTAGTCGTGGTATATCCTATACCAGCGTTTGATGAGCCTCCTGCTAATGTATCAGCCTCAACTGTAACTAAACTGTTTGCAACATCAATATCTAATACTTGATTTCTGATAGGAACAATATCGTTTGAATTAGGTTTAACCGTAACTTCTATAACTGTTGAAGCTGCACCTCTTACGTTTTCTATATTAGAAACATTTAAAGAGTTTACTTCAACTTTACCTGTTGAGTAATCTATTGTACCTTGTGAACTGTTAGCATATGATCTTACAGAACCATCATTTTTATATCTTCTTACATTACCTTGTCCATCATCATCTAAAAACCAAATACTTGTAGTATCGCCATCAATTTTAAATCCTGTTGATTCTAAAATACCACCTGAAGCAGAATTGTGACCTGAATGTGGATTGTATAATGCGTTTGCAAAGTTAATTGTATATTTTGTAGAACTGCCTAATGTTGGTACAAAAGATTTTCTCATTTTAATTGTAGTTATGTTTGATAAAATACTTGTATCTGTATCATCAATCAATCCTGTCAATTTAGAATATCTAAAAATAGTATCAAATGATTGTAAAGTATTTGCGTTATAATCTGTTATTGCTGTAACAACGTTTGATTTAATTGTGTCAGCAGTTTTAGGTGTGCTTGTTTCATCAAACTTAACGTTAGATGAAATTAATAAATCTGTTGTTTCAGGATCAATAATAACTGGTGTAACAGAAGCAACTGAATATTTTTTTAAATCTTTTACTATCTTTTCTTTTGTAGCGTCTGTAAGATTAGAACCACTTGTTGGTAAAATAGAAAGATAAACTCTACCATAGAATGGAGTTTCAGCGTCTTCACCACCCCAAGCACTAACTGATTGTGTGTTAGCATAAAGTTGTTTTACTTTTGATTTATAATCTTCTACTGTAACTGCTCTATCTTGTGACGCATAAAAATTAGGTGCGTTGAATTTTATACTTTGTAAACTTTCAGGTTCAGCACCACCTTGTGCTGATGAGTTAACAGTTGTAGTTACGTCTGTAAATCCAGAAATAGAACCTGATAATGTAAATGCAGTTGCACCGTTAGCTTCTGTTTTGTTTGTTACAACATAACTAATACTAATTATGTTACCATCGTCTAATGATTTACCAATTACACCATCACCAAAGTATATTTCAAATTGACCGTCTTCAGCCTCTTGGCAGAAATAAACTTTTGATGTATTATCTAATTCTGTTATTGAACTTGCTTTAGTGTATGTATTTTGTGTTACATCTGAAGCACTATTTTGTACTACAACTTTTATTGTAGTCGTATCTGCTCTATCACTAGGTATTATAAATCTTTGATCTATATCTTGGCTGTCATATGTGTAAGCATAGGTAACATATGTACCTTCGTAAACATTTAAACTTTGTGCTGTATAAACACTATCAATTGGTTGTACAACTTTGTCTGCTACTGAAACAAACGTGTAAGTTAAACCATCTATAGCTGAAGTAAATTTTGTACCTGCAGGAATTGTAATTGAAGCACCTGTACCATCGTTGATTACTAATTTTAAATCAGCGATTGGTGCTCTAGCAGAGTTAGGTGTGTAACCTACTAATTTAGCCAATGACGCAACACTTGATCTTAATTGTGCTGTGTCCATAAACATTTCGTTTGCTACGAAGTTTGCATTGTAAGCCAAGTAGTGTGTATTGTAAGCAAGTAGGTCAAGCAATATTGCCATTGAACTACCTTCAAAGTCGTAATCTTTAAATTCGTTTTGATTTGCTAAAAATCTTTTAAGTGCACCTTTTATATTTTCAAAATCTAATTCTGAAATTTCTAGGTTGTGTTGTCTTGCCATTTTATCTTACTCTTTGTAAAAATGTTGATATTGAAATAGGAGCTTCTGCACCATTAATTAAAACAGAAACCATAATGTCTATGCCATTATTATTTTCATCTTCCCGAACAACTACATCTTCTACTGAAACTCTAGGTTCGTATTTCTCAATTGCCATTGCGACTCTATCTTTGATGATTACCATCATAGGTTCGGTCATGTTCTCAAATAAGAAACCTCTTAAATTACAACCAAAGTCAGAATTAAAAGGTCTTTCATATTTGTTAGTTAAGATTATATTCTTAACAGCTCTCTTAATTGCCTGTACATCAAATAATCTTGCAACATCTTTAGTAGCAGGATTTTTAGTAAAGTTTAAATTCAAATCTTTGTAAATACGGTTTGATCGTTTACTTTGATTCGTTGTACTTGCGTCATAGTTTGAATAGGCCATAACTATATTTATATGACTTTACAGACCATTTACTAATACATTTAAAGAAGTGAGTATCATTGCACCTGAATCAGCACTATCAGTTGTACGACCCCAAGGTATACCACCTATCTTTACATTTGTTGATCCTTTGTTTAAAAAGGCTACGTGAATAGAACAAGGTGGAATAATAGGTGGAACCTCATGTGATACCGTCGGAGTTCCCATAACAGCACCATAGATACCGTTTGCCTTTACTGTTCTTACTAAAGAGGTTGCTAAATTAGTGGTTCCATCACAAGCATGGCCTGTAGTTAACAAATCTCCTTCTCTAGCTGCCATATCTTTGTTTTGCCTCGGCTTGCCTTTGTTCTCTTTCGGCTCTTTCTTTTGCTCTTCTCTTTTCTATCTCAATTGATTGACGAATCTTCCGTCCTACTGGTATTTTTACCGAATCTACGATTTTTTTGCCTTTTTTACTAATATATTCAACGCCAATAAACTCATCCTTGAAATCCCCTTGTACAGACATGGTGGCTTTCTTCAAACTCATGGCTTCCTTCTCTTTTTCGTCACCTGATTCGTTCCAGAACTTAAAAATTCTCATTTTTTTCATAATTTCCTCAATTTTTGTGTTTTTCTACTATTTATAAGGGTTTTTAGAGAACAAAACAAGAACATATGCCATTTTTTTCCATTTTTTGCTTGATTTTTATGTAAAAATACGGTATTATAATAGTATGTACAACAAAAAAACAAAGGACAACACAATGATAGACAAATTAACAACATTTTCTGCCGTTATATTCGTAATGAGTATGATCGGTGCTACTGGTGCTATAGAAACCGATCAATATTTACTCGGTGCTACAATGACACTTATTGGTGTTATTACAGGATTAACAACAATCAGTTTATCTAACAAATAATGAATAATAAAAAGTTAAAAACTGCAATTAAGAAACTTGAAAAGAGAGTTGCTTACGGAAACAAGTTATTAAAGACAAAATCTCTATTTCAAGTAATACAAATAATGAAAACTAAAAAGGATATATAACACTATGGCTAATCAAAACATTATGGTAAACAATTTATCAATCGTAAGAAACATTGCATATAAAAGAATCAAAGATATGTCTAAAGATGTGAAGGAAATCGTTCAAGTTGAAGATGATCTTTTAAAAAGAATTGACATTAATATGAAAAACGCTATTAATAAAATTATCAACGACTATAAATGTGAAAGATTAACAGGCGTAGTTAAAATTAAATAAGGAGACACTATGAAAGATACACAATTGAAAAAAGATATTATGAACATTGCAAAGGCAGAGTCTGCTGATGGTATTACAATTTGTTGTGGTACCTTGTTTACAAAGTTTAATGTATCTGTACATCAACAAATGGCAGATAGTTTAAAACTTGCTTTACAGACTTTCTTTGACAACAGAAAGAAAAATGATTGCGTTGTTAAGATGTCAGGTCCTATGGGTGCTGATGAAGAATATGCTTACGACTTTGTACCTGTTGTAGATTTTAGATTAAATGGAATGGGAATATAATGTTTAGACTTTGGATAACTATAGTAATATTTTCTTTTATATTTACTGCTATCGCTGTATTTGCTGAAGAACATGACGTTTGTAAACATGAACAAAAATATAGTCAGATATGGTACATCAATGGTTGTGATGGTGAAAAATTAGAAATCAAAAAAGTATCAGGTAAAAATACACCTTGGAAAGGTTATAAAAATGGTACTTCATCTGAAATACCTTGGGATGCAAATCCTGATTATGATATATTAACAAAATATCTAAAAAAATATATTAACGAACCAGTAAAAGAAAAACACAAAATAGTTATAAAAAAATCAAAAAATTATAAAGAGTTTACTTTTAATATTACAGAAGATAAAAAAGTTACAAAAGCATTTCAAAAATCTGCTCTATTAAGTTACCTTATGTATGTTGACGGTGAAATAGTAATAGATCAAATTACACCTAAAGATAGATTTGGTAAAATATTTAAAAACAATACTTTGTATGTTTCAAACTCTATGGGTAAATCAATTATGTCATATGTTTATGGCCATGCTGTATGTAGAGGACATGTTAATGGTATATACGAAACTATGGATTGGGATGTATTAGAAAATACTTTATATGAAAATCAACCTATAATTAACGTACTTAACATGGCGTCAGGTGCTCACAAATATGTTAAAAGTGGTAGTTTTAAAAATTCAAAAAGATGGGCTAATAGATGGTCAGTAAATAGTATTGCAAAAAAAGAATTAAAAGATACAACACCTGGTAAAAACAAATATCACTATGCAAATTTAAATACAAACGTTTTTGCTAGTTATGTTATGGCTACAATGGGTAAAAAAGAATATAAAAAAATGTTAAACGATATATTTCAAAACAAAATCGGTATTCAATATAATGTTGTTATGAAACAACCTAGTCAATCTAAAAAATCTGATTTGTCTATGACTTATGGAATGCACTTAACTAGATATGATTATATGAGAATTGCTGTTGCAATGTTAGATGATTGGAATAACAATACTTGTGAAGGTCAATATTTAAAGTCTTTACATGAGAACAGAATTAAAAAAGGTAAAACAAATAATGCAAATACAACGGACGCATTTTCACACCCTAAACATTATGGTGGTCAATTTCATATGGGTATACGTGGTAAGAGAGATAAACCAATATTCATCATGGATGGTTTTGCTGGTCAAACAATTACAATTGATTTTGAAAACAATAAGATTGTCAGCACAATGGCAATCCATAGAGATTACAATTGGTCAAAATTAGTTAAACCCTACTTCTAATCTTTTTACGTTTTCTTTTCTTAACAACTTTTGGTTGTTCTTTCTTTTCAGGCAATATAGCACCTGTTGTAATATAGTGTAATGTTAAAGGATTATTAGGATCGTAATGTTCGTATTCGCTTCGTTTTTTAGTCACGGCGTTTACTTTTATTTATAATCGTAAAACTCTATGAGCGAACCATTTTAGAAATCTTTTTATATGTTCATTAATATATCTATTAAAAAAGAACCGAATAAATCTTACAACAATTAATATTGGACTAGATAAGACATCAAACGCAATAAGTCCAACATCAACAAACATATCTATCCAATGATCTACGGAAGACCACTCTTTAAATTTTTGCCATTTGTTTTTTGTCCATTTAATCATTAATATGATATAGGTGCAGCTATCAAAGTGAGTAATACAAGTAATATTATTATGCCACCTGTAAAGTAGTAATTCATATCTACCTCGTTTTTAATAAGTGTTTTAATTTTTCGTACCAATATATCCCACCATCTCGTAGTCTATCATTGGCGTCCCTTAATACCTCAAGCTTCTTTACTAATTCTTTTAATTGTTTTTTATCTAACGTTTTTTTACGTTCTACAATCTTCTCTAACTTACTTATAACATTGTCAATCTTTATACACGTCAAAGGAGGAACTTTAGGTGCCTTCTTCTTTAGAGAGGATATAGTTATCTTCTTAGGCTTTTTAGCCATACTATTCTCCTTGTTACAATGTTCGGTAATTGATATAAGATTATGTTAGTAATATTTATAATAAATAGACATATGAATGATGAAATAAAGAATGCTATTGATGTATGTAAAAAAGCACAGCGTAATTATGATTTGAATAAAATGGTTTCAGAAAAAGATTTAGAAACCCTTATCTACGTTGCAGCTAACTCACCATCAAAACAAAACGAAACACACTTTAGTTTAAGAGTATATACTAATCCTAATATTATAAGAAAAATATATAACCGAACAAAGTTATTTACTTTTCAAACTAATACTAAAACAGATAAAATATTTACAGATACTAAAAAGAAGTTTATTACCGATCATAGATATGCTGTAACAAATTCACAAATACTAGCACCTGTTGTTTTTGTGTATTGTGATGAAACTAAAAATATAAGAAGTGGTACACACATTGTTGCTACACAACCAAAGGCAACTAAAATAGCAATAGATACTTTAGAAGAACAAAAGAATACATCAATAGGTATATCATCTGGTCAATTAGTTATGGCTGCAGCCTTACTAGGATATAAAACTGGTTACTGTAGTGCTTTTGAAAGAGATGTAAAAGGCGACAATGTACAAAAACTATTAAAACTAGAATCAGAACCTAAACTACTTGTAGGTGTAGGATACCCTAATGATAATATGGATAGATTAGAACATCCTGAAGTCTTTAATAAAGATATAAGTATTAAAGAAGGCAAACATGGTGATGAAAATAAAAGATGGACCTTTCCATCTATGCTAAATGAAGACCTATATAAAACATATTATTATGGGTTTGAAAAAATTGACGTATATATAAATGACAAAAAACACAAAAGATAAATCACATTTAACAAAGGGTGGACCAGGCGACAAATACCTAGGCGATGGTAAGGTAGATACTAGTCAATGGTTTACTCACCCTCATATGTTGCCTTGGAAAGGTAACGAGTTTGAAAACAAAGTTAAAGATCAAAAGTTATTTTTCTGTACAGCACCTTTTCAAATGTTATACACTAATACTAGAGGTAGATATGCACCATGCTCATGGGCAGAATTAGGTAATGAACATCTTGCACCTAGAATACAAGATGTTGACTTTAAAGACTGGTTTGAAAATAATGAAAACTTAAACAAATTAAGAGCTGAAATGTTAGATGAAAATTCTGATTTAAAAATGGCAAATCAATGGTGTGCCCAATGTATAAAACAAGAAAAACAATATGGTAGATCAAGGCGACAAGCTGCTCTCAAAATACAAACTAACGATCAACTTATATGGCCTGAATTAAAAAAATCTATAAGAAGATACCAACAAGATATGAAAGGTCATATTAAAGATAGATGTTTTGAAGTACAGATAAAAGTATATGGTAATAAATGTAACCTTGATTGTTTCATGTGTCATCCTTTTGACTCTACAAAAAGAATAGAAACAATGCGACATAAAGCTTTAGATGGTCAAACTATATTTTCACCACACGTACAAAAATATGCTAGATCAGGCAAAACGTTTGATTTAGATAATGACAGTTTAGATAAAATATCAGAGCAGATAGTAGATATAGCACCTTACATATATGCAATGAAACTGATAGGTGGTGAACCATTAGTTATGAAACCATATTACAAGTTGCTTGAAAAACTAGTAGAGAAAGCACCAGATGATTGTCAAAAAATGCTTTTAAAGTTTCAGACAAATATGCAAACTATGAATATGGATAAAATGAAAGTTACAGATTTTATTCCTAAGTTTGGTTTATTTGAATTTACTGTATCACTTGATAGTGTAGGAATGGCAAACAATTATATTAGAAGAAGATCAAATTGGGATGAGATTGTTAATAATATTAAAACAGTTAGAAAATATCCCAATGTAAAAATAAATATTAATGGTGCAATATCATTTTTGAGTGTGCTTAGATTTTATCAGTTACCTGAATGGTATGATAAGAATATAGATATATTTGAAACAAAGGAAAGAGGCTCTATGATAAACTGGTCTAACATAAGAGCGCCTGCTAAATTAGCTGCAAACGTATTACCTGATAAACTCAAACAAGAACTGATACCTAAATATGAAAAGTGGCCAGATATACAACAAGTACTACGTGAAGACAATAATGGTTTAGACTATAAAGAAACTATTAATTATTTGTTGACTATAGATAAACGTTATAAAGGAACTAAATGGGAGTACAACTTATTTGATGTATTTCCTGAACTAAAGGAATATTACTAGCTTGACTTTATGTTAAGATTGTGTTACAATATAAAGATGAAAATTATACTTATATCTTTGATACTGTTTCTAACAGCATGTTCATCTACAGGTAAGCCTGTTAAAGAACATAGATTTTTTGTAAGTGCTATAAAACAAGTTATATCTCCTGGTTTTGGTTGGGGTAAATGATGGATCCTAAAGATATAAAAATAAAACCTAGATGTTTAACCTTTCAACCTAAAAGTTATCATAAACCAGCAGCCTATACATCTGATGGTTATATGTTACCTTGTTGTTGGTTAGATGATCCTAAAAACGATCATGGTGTATCGGAAGTATTTCATTTAAAAGATGAACACCTTGCACTAAAAAATGTTAACAGTTTAGAAGACATATATGGATCTAAAGAGTGGGAACACTTCTTTGATTCACTAATAAATAATCCTAGTTGTGCTTTGAAACAATGCCAATACAAGTGTGGTAATTTAGAAAAAGATACTTATAAAAAATGAGCCATTTAACAGACTTCTATATTCAAAATCAAAAACTATCCTCACCTAATATGGATCTATCTCATAGATGTATATTACGTTGTCCACAATGTTTACGACAAAAGGTAGAAGGTCTACCTAGAATAGCAAGATCGTTTGATATAGGTAAAGCAGAATTTAGAAAAGTATTAAACTATTATGAAAATCAGATAACCTTTTGTGGTCAAATATCAGACCCAATATATCATCCTGACTTTCTTACATTTTTAGAAATGATGGACGGTTTAGGTAAAGGTTTAAGAGTTGCAACTAATGGTACTAATACAAAAGGCATGGACGAGAAGTGGTGGGAAAAAGCATATAGTTATGGTCTAGGAGAAAACTGTTGGTACTTTGGTGTTGATGGTTTAGATGAGAAATCAGAATTATATCGTATAGGTTCTAACTTTAAACAAGTATGGGAAACTATGAAAATGGGAGTACAAGCAGGACACCCTATTGTATGGCAATTTATTATCTTTGGTTATAATGAACATGAAATAGAACAAGCAAAAGAAATTGCACATAAAGAAGGCATAACATTATTGTTAGTAAAAACAAATAGAGGTTTTGATCCTAGAAGTAGAACATTAAGAAAAAACGTACAGAAACAATACGAGAACTTTGCTGTACCTAGTGACAAAAATAGAGTTAAAAAAATAAAGAGCGAAGAATACTTTAACGTAACGCCAGAACTAAAACGTTGGAGACAAGTCAGACAAGGAGTATTGAAATGAAATTAACATATGGCAATCAAACAATAGATTTTTGGAATATAAAAGAAGATGTAATGAAATCACCACACAAAGAAATAGCATTAAAAGATGTTGACTTTGATGATGACTTCTTACCTAAACAAGTTGTAGTATCATTATCAGGTGGTTGTGATTCATCATCAGCAACATACTTAACATTAAAACACTTTCCACAGATAGAGATATTTCCTTTTATGTGTAATGATGTAAACGCACCTAAAGACGCTGGTGCAGCTGAAGAAATAGTTAAGTTATTACAAAAGAAGTTTCCTAATGGTAAGTTAAATGACATAACAATCAAAGACTTTAACGATAGAGAAGTAGGTGGTTGGTGGCCTAAAGCAAGAGATATGATGTTAGTAAATCAAAAGTTATATGGTAACATGTCTGTAACTGCTGTTGCAAAGATTTTACAATTAGATAAACTAATACCTGAATTTATGAAAGAGTTTAAAGGACCTATAAGACTTGATGGTATGACAGCAAACCCACCTGTACAAATACGTGAAGCATTTGGTAGATACGCTAAAGAAAGATTTACTGATATTAATTATAGTCAAAAAGATTTAGAAAGAATACAAGGTGAAACTAGACGTGATAGTCCAGGTAAACCTAATATAACATATAACGTATATCAACCTTATATAAATGTAAATAAAAGATTTGTTGCTGGTGTATTTAAAGAAGAAGGTCTTATGAAAGACTTATTCCCTATAACTAGAAGTTGTGTAGGTTCTGGTAAACAAACTAAAGACTTTACTGCGTGGTGTTGGCAATGTTTTTGGTGTTATGAAAAAGCGTGGGCGTTTAATCTACCTCATACCCATATGGCTTAAAATGAGTATCGTATAAAGCAGTAAACTTTGCTTTATATTCTATTGTATTATCAAAATACGTTAAGTACTTTATCTTACTAGGTTTAAAAGGATTTTCATAAGTTAATCTAATATCTTGTGGTAAAAATACACCTGCTAAAGTAGAATGACCACAATCCTCTAACCATAGATTATGTACATTTAATCTATCTTTGTAATAACTAATTACATGTTCATTAAAAAATCTTACATAATATAAAAACTTTTCAAAGTGAGCATCCGTAAATTTAAACTTAATGTTGAAATTTTGTATTGTTGCTTTTAATATATCGTCATGTGTAATATCTATAAAATGCCAAGGATGTATTTCTCTATTTTCTTTACCAAACTTGGTTAACTCATCTCTAATAATATTATGAAACGTAAAAGATACAAAGTGTTTCCA